CAAAGAAAATTGTAATCTGTACATTTATTCGTTTTAATGATCCAAAAAAACCAGTACCATTTATGGATGGTGACAAAGTTGTTGATTTGCTTGTTGAATGGAAAGAATATGATCCTAACGATTATGTTGAAGAACTTATCAAGGTATGTAATGCATATCATTTTAGTAAAAGATAAATATTTACAAGAATTTGTTTGATGACCTGAGAGGGTATCTTATAAGACATCGGGGCAGTTCCGATCAGCTCCACCAAGAAACTATGAGTAATATATTAGATAAGAAACTTAGTGCTGTGAGAATGCATGTCAGGGACACTGCCGGAGGCAGAATAGACTCAAATACATCTCACAAGAAACGGAAGAAAACCAAAGGACATTATCGCAAGAATTGGGATATTGATCTTTGGGACTGACTCGTAGTTTGTTGATGGGGCTGTAATAGAATTCGATTGTAAGAGAGAGTATTAGAGAGAACAAATAGGGTGATGACCTTCATCGAAACCATAATCGCAAATAATTCCGATTATACTGCTTACTCTTATGCACTTGCTGCGTAAGAACTAGCCGAGTTCGGACATTTAGTCTTGGGGGGGTCACTTGGGAACAGAAGAATTCCCCCACTATGATAAATTGGGAAGGAAATACTTATACATTTCCTTCTTTCATATTAAATAAAAAAGAATTAGAAAAATGTTATCGTTTAAAACATATATCGCAGAGTCTAGTCTTTCAAGAATAATGACTCATATAGAGAAAACAGAAAATTTTGGTGTTATGTCACCTTTCAGAAAAGAGTTTTCTGATAAAGAAAATCTTGAGCATTATAAAGAGCTCAAAGAAATAGTTAGAGAAAAGGGTTATGGTTTCATAGAATTAAAAGGAGGTTATCAAGAAGAAGATGGTTTTGTTAATGAAAAATCTTTGTTTATTCCTAATATAAAGAAAAAAGAAATGTTGGAGTTGGGTAAGAAATACGATCAACATTCAGTAATTGTAAAGGATAAACAATCTTTTGCAATGATAGGCACAAATAAAAGTGCAGGAATTGGAAAAGTATTGGATAAGTTTGATGTGAAAGGTAGAAATATTTCCATAGATGATGTTGGTGATAAATTTAAAGATTTCTTTTCTCGTCTATTAAAGGGTTCTCATAAAGGTAAAAAATTCTTATTTAAAATGCAAGAGAAAAAAGAAACAAGCATGTATTATTATAAGAAACACGGGCCTCAATGGGAAACAGTTATAGAGGAAGGGATATGATTACATGGCAATCATAGGTAGAAAAAAAGATCATTTAAAGGATGATAAGATTAACACTGAAGAAGAATTAGTATATGAATCTAAAGAAAAATTATGGGAGACAAATCCAATGGAAGCACTTAGATATGAAAAGATTGAAACAAGAAAAAAATTGAATTGGTGGGCAAGATTTTCACTTTCACTTATTATAGTTACAACTTTCTTGTTTTTAATATGGTTGTTGTTTTATGGTGCATTGCCGCAAGAGTCGAGAGACTTGGTGAATATCATGGTTGGGGCCTATGTAGCTGTCCTTGCCAAAGCAACTGATTATTGGTTCAAAGACAAAGATGATCCAGAGCAAAAGGAATCTGAAAATATAACAAATGGTAATAATGATTTGGTATGACTTGACATTTCTCTTAAATGTGTTATAATAAAGAGATAGAATGAAAGAATTACTTAACATGTATACATCTGAACAATATAATATTGAAATTGAAAAACTGGTTGAAAAAACCAGTATGAGTTATCTTGATGCGATGCTCTATCATGCAGAAGAAAATGGTCTTGAATCGGAAACGGTTGCGGGCCTGATTAATGTTAAAACTAAAACTAAATTAAGGGAAGAGGCTGAAACATTAAATTTCATGCCCAAAACATCAAAACTTCCTATAATATGATATATCAAGTGACTCCGTTTGAAGTATACCAAAAGTATTTGTCGTTGAAACAACATTTCAATCGGAAAGAATACGATTATTTTAAATTCAAAGGAAAGGTTCGTGCAAACGAATCCTCTTTTGAAAAACGAAAAGATAAACACCATTTTATACGTTTGTCGAAGATTTATAAAGAAGATGAGCTCACTAAGTTTCTTGTCTCAAATTTTGTTAAGACAAAAAATATGTGGGTCGGTAATGTAACTTCACCAGAAGGAAGAAGTAATTACATTGCATGGAAGGCAAAGATTCAAAGTCTTCCTTATGTATTTGAGAATGAGATTGATTCGTTGTTTGAAGAAAACGAGAAATTCAATTTCATTTTTGAGTGTCGGGATGGTCAACATCCCCCTGTGCTTCGCCGTGTATTCGGTGAAGATGTGTCGTTGGAAACTTTTATTATATTAGATTCTATACTACACTTTATTCCTGCCTTCAATGAGAAGATACAGGAATCGGTCATATGGCCGGAACTATATAGTATGTGTACAAAGTATGCACCATTCGTGGTTGTGAATAAGCAGAAATACGTAGACATATTGAAGAAACAAGTAGATTTACATTATGCATAAAGTGGATAATCAGAAACACGTAGAATAGGAGAACAAGATGGCAACATCATTTGCATCCCTCAAGAAGTCAAGAAAATCCAATTTGGAAAAACTCCAATCGGAAGTTGACAAAATCAATAACCCCCAAACAAACTTCAGTCGAGAAGATAACCGTTTTTGGAAAGCGGAACTCGACAAGTCAGGTAACGGTTATGCCGTTATTCGTTTTCTCCCATCATTAGATGATAACAAACTTCCGTTTGTTCGTGTCTTTAATCACGGTTTCCAAGGGCCGGGTGGATGGTACATTGAAAACTCTCTGACTTCTATCGGCCAGAAAGATCCATTGGCGGAGTATAACTCCACTCTTTGGAATTCTGGTATCGAGGCGAACAAAGAGATCGCCCGAAAACAGAAACGGAGACTGACTTACTTCTCCAACATTTACGTTGTAGAAGATAAGGCCAATCCTCAGAACGAAGGAAAGGTATTCCTTTTCCGTTATGGAAAGAAGATCTTTGACAAGATCAGTTCCATGGCGAATCCTGAGTTTGAGGATGAGTCATCTGTAGATGTATTCGATTTTTGGGAAGGTGCGAACTTCAAACTGAAGATTCGTAAGGTTGATGGTTTCTCAAATTACGACAAGTCGGAATTCATCACTCCGGCTCCACTCTTGGAAGATTCTGAGATGGAACGTATTTGGGGAGAACAACATTCTCTTGATGAGTTTGTTGATCAGAGTAATTTCAAGACATATGATGAGTTGAAAACTCGTCTTGATGTGGTTCTTGGAAACACTCAAACTGCCGCAATGTCGGCACCAACTACCGTAGATTCATCGGAAGTTCCGTTTGACGGCGGACAACCGATCTCCAAACCTTCCAGTACGGAAGAAAGTCAAGATGAAAACCTTGATTACTTCAAGAAGTTAGCAGAGGCGTAAATCCTACGCAACTTTGTGAACGAAGTCTCTCCCTTCATCTGGTAACATAAATCCGCCAGGTGAGGGGATTCTTGTACTGTTATCATTATTCTGAACGGTAGTACTATTATCAGTAATAATGGTCGGCGCACTCCCACCTCCTGCACCAGCAGAAATTCTTTCCATTGCTAATTGATTCATTATTTGTCCTGCAATCGATCTTGCCATAGGATCAATAAACACTCCTGCACGATCTGAACCAAGAGGAATTATTGCTTCAGCAGGGCCATCCATTGGAATACCACCACCATATGCACCTCTTCCTTGCCATGTTGAATGTTCACCAACAACTGTTCCAGAACTAGGCAACCAAGTTGGTCTAGTTGCAACTATACCACCTTTGTATGTGTCGTTATCATCACCATATCCAGGCACAAAACTTAAAAGTTTTTTACCTACATTTGTAGCACCTTCTCCAATTGAAGATCCTATGTTTTTAATTGTTTCGGTAGGATTTTCTAATGCTTTTGTTACTGTTTCTTTTGCTGCATCAAAAGTTTCAGTTACAGCTTCAGTTACTTCTTTTACTGTTTCTGCTCCAGGCAATAGACTCCAAATTTTATCTATTATTGCTCCAAATTTTTCTTTAATCATTTCCCATATACCATCAAGTGCATCTGTTATGCGTTTTGTAATAATACCTTCTTCTGCAAATCCTTTAATTGCTTTTGTAGAATCAAATGCACCATGTAAC